ATCCAGTTGTATAAAGGCATATCATCAATTGATTGATAATAGTCGCTTATATTCGTAGTTAAATCGATCAATGAGTTCTTGCGCCAATTTCTCTTTGCTTTCGTCAGTAAGTCCAATAATTTCGTACCCATATTCTTGAAATAGGTCTGTTGTTTGTCCAAATTCATCCACCTTTAAACCATCACCGTTGATCTCAATGTAATCATTAAATACTTCAATCATCATTGAATTGTAAAATTCTCCCGTGTCGTATAATGTGAATGGTGTTCCTTCTAATTTTTCAGGGTTGAACATCTCAGTTGCTCGTGAATAAGTGCCTATAATTTGCCCAAATTCATCAACCCCTTCATTGTATAATTGATCCCATCTAATCCAATCGAGTATCTCAGTCTTAAATTGCTCATCCCTAAACACCTCCTTCCATACATCTGCAAATGTTATACGTGTTGCTTTGTTCAGCAATTCACCAATGCGAGTATTCATCAGATCAAACATATATCAAAGTTAAGCAAAAAAAGGGGTGATATTTCACACCCCCTCTTTACTATTGTTCGTTATCGGTCTTCGGTTTCTTCTTTGGCTTTTTTTGCTTTCCATGTACCGATTCCCAAGCCGCAACAAGTACGTTGTTTGGGATATGTTGGAACGCATCGCATAACTCATCAAACGTACTATTTAAAATGAAATCCGCTTGAATGCTATACTTACCAAATGTAACGTAACTCATTACGCCGCAGTGAATGAAGTTTCACCATCATAACCATCCTTATCAACGCTGATTACACAATCATCACCAGTTGTTGCAGTGAATGTGAAAGTGTAAGTTCCCGCTGGACCTTCTAGTACAGTAGTCAATGCAGTTGATACACCGTTAACAGTTAACGCAAAATCAGCTGGAGCCGCTCCTGTGAATTGGATTGGGTTTAATGCTGTTCCGTAATCCAATACTAAAGTAGAAACCAAAGAACCAGCAGTTACAGTGTCATTTGTGAAGTTCACATCCAACAAGCCGTTAAGATCATTGAAGTTCTGATTAGCCTCAGTTGGTGTGATCATGTACATAGTTGATTCGTCAAACAAACGATCAAAATCAAATGCAACCATTACTTTTGAAGTAGTGGTGTCAGTTGCGAACATATACGTTGGGTTGAATGATTGGTTATCAACAGGGATTGGGTAAAGTCCATCACCTACCTTAGAACCGATCAAGTTACCGTTAACGTCTACTATGTAAACACCGAAATCAACACAACGGTTATTGCTTAATTTACCGTAGAAAGTTGGAGTTTCACCCCACAATTCACCAGTAAATGAACGCTTACCTTGACGAATGAAAACCATACGCCCTGAGTTAGCCTCTTCGAAGATAGTATCTGCCTTTGGCAATTCTACATTCTCGAATCCTTGTAAAGGAAACCATCTTTTTGAAGGATCAGTTTCGTTGATAAGATCAGCCCACGTTGGTAGTGTTGCAGTTAAGTCGATGAAATTAAGCGTTCCATCATTCGCTGTTAGTGGAACCATGATAAGCCCACTTGTTACGGATTGAATTGGTAAACATCCCGGTTTACCAGTGTTGCTCAATCCCGCATTACAATTACATCCTAAAGCCATAATTTTTGCTTTTAAATATTTAACATTTACAATTTTCTTTGTACTTCGTAAGGGTGATTCTCAACTCAACCCCACTCAAATTTGCATCTAAGACGTTTTGAAACATCCCGTTATCGCGCTCAACACCAAAACGGCTGAACGTAATAATGTCGTAATTTTCAATTGTCTGATAGTTTCGGTTATCCTCCACTACTTTGATAAACTCATCACATAACCTTTCCATTGGATAAACTACATTCTCGCGGTGATCTGCCGTGTAATACTGCGCGACATTCGTCTCATCTAAAAAGAACATCCTTAGATCGCTTTCGAATTCAATTACACTGTCACGACCGAATCTTCTTAACCTGATAACCTCCAACAACCAAATCAATGGCGTTTTTTTCATTAAGTTTTTTTCGGCTTTACTCCATTCGCTATTGGTCGCTAACTTTGTGCCGGTAATCCAAAATGGATCAGTTAAAAAAATCGTTCCGGTTGGTGATCCCGTGTGATTTATTGGTGATAAAGTAACATACTCATTGTACACTATTTCGGTAATCCTGTATTCTCGACCTTGAATGTCCTTTACATTTTTACCTAAACGCGCCCATTTTGTATCACAAGTGATAAACCTTTTTGTTAAAGGTGCATAAATACCGGTTAATCGGTTACTAATTTCACCAACTAAATCCTCAACAACACTTGTAATTTCGTTTATCATAACCAGTAAGCCATTTGTTTAGCAACACCATTCCATTTTGTAAAATCACCGACTGATACTTTTGTAACTTCAACAACTGCTGGTGATCCTGTATTTGGATGTGAATCGCTATTCAATACAAAAATATCCCCAATTTGGTAATTTTTACCACCCTCCTGAACAATTAGAGACTTTAATTCACCATTACCTAATGGAACAAGTACATCAATATCCTGATCATTGTTACCACCTTGAATAATAAGATTATCCAAATAAGCGTAACCAGTGCCGGGATTCACAATTGCAAAAGAACTTGGAATGCCACTTTGAGTTGCTCCAACTCTTATTGTACAACCATTACCTAATCCACCAGTAGTTGGATAAACGGTTTGATTAACATAACCCGATCCAACAGATGCACCTTGTATTGTTTTTACCCCGTTTATCTGCCATGATGTGAATGATAAAATACCATCAGTACCACTTCCTTGTCCGGTTAGATCAGTAATCCAATCATAACCATCGTACCCATCGCCATCATTCATTACTTCCATCGTAAGGATTGCACCAATTGGTAAATCCTGATTGCGATAGATGTACCATTGAATCGCTCTATACGTCTTTAATGCCTCCCAATAACGCGTGTACATCATGTTATACAAAGTAGTCGCAGTTAAACTATTTTCCCCTTGCGGGATCTTTTGCCCTTGCGATGTGATTTGGTTAGCCGTATCCTTTACATATTCAAAGTAAATAAACCCTTTAAGCATATCTAAAATGCCCTTTGATATTATCACACTGTTATACGTGTTGTACGATGTTAGAAAGCCGTTTGAAGTGTTGTCCAAATGAAAAGGATCAAATACCTTTTGGAAGTTAGGCGATTCAGGATAATTGTTGTTGTCCAAGTCATTGATGAATTCATCATACAAAGTTGCTCCGAACAAATCGATCAAATATTGCTCTTCATATATCTGAATATACTCTAATAGCTTGGCTTGGTCATACATTCCTGTATGCAACTCATATTTACCCGTGAAATCGTCTAAATCTAAAAGCATTTGTTACTTATTTTTTGAGTTTACCGAACTTGTTTTTAAGGAAATGTTTAAGCATTGCGCCGGTTATTTTCCAAACAGTGCCTTTTGGCAAGTGCTTGTTTTTACCGTTGCTTTCGAACTCGTAATAATCTTTGTCGTTTACGTCAATGTCAAGTGAAAAGCCTTCCTCATTCTTAATGAATTTAGCATCTACTTTTGGCGTGTCCAAAGTTATTTCGATGTCCCCATCCTCCTCACGTGTGAGTGTTACGTCAACATTCTTTGTGTCGAGCGATAGGTCTATTTTTTTACGTCTTTTCTTTTTTTCCATAGTGCAAATAAAAGTGGGGATGAGGCTATCTCACCCCCTTAGAAATTTATAGAGCCGAATCTAACGCTGCGATTGCAGTTGTGAAATCACCCGTTACAAACGCATCAACTTGGTTGTTCTTAACATAATGAGCAGCTCTCATTTCAGCCAAGATAGTAACCATGTTACGTTGGAAATCGTCATTAACATAACCTACTTGTAAGTTCATGTTCTCTCGTATACGAACATTTGATTTGCTCATATCACCAACAAGGAAAGTGTCAGGAGCGATGTTAGTTGAAGTAACAACGATCAATCCTGCCAACATCATGTTACGATCCCAGAACGCTGGGTAAGTGTAACCACCATCAGTTGCTTTAGTCAACTCAATTTTAGCCGCATCTTCTGGGTGAAGTAATACGTGAGTAGGCTCAAAGTTAGCACCTTGAATTTGTGCTTTAGCAACACGAATAACATCAGATACATTAGCCGCTGGAATAGTTCCCGCAAAAGTACCCGCTGCAAACGGTTGAGCGAATCCAAGTAAACCATCTAATGAAGTACCACCAGCACCATTGATTAACGCATCTTCGAACGCTTGGTCAAGTCCAGCCATAAGATCAGCATTGATTTCTGAACGAACGAACGCAAGATCAGCCAACATTTCTTTAGATACCTTAACAGTTGATGCTACTTTTTTAACCTCAACAGATACCTCTTCGTAACCCGGATTTGAAGTTGGTTTTGTTGCACCTTCAGTTACCCATGATGCAGATGTGTTAGCTGTTTGCGAAATGTAAACAACGAACTTAGATGAAGTTGTACCCGTATTAACTACGTTACGAACTTTGATTACTGGTCGAGCGATGTTGTCAACTCCCGGCTCCAATGTAGACAATGCAACAACACCATCATAATCAGCGTTAATTGTAGTGCTTTTAACGTCTAAAGAAAGCATTCCACCCTTCTCAGCAGTATCTTTGATCTTGTCGATGTTAGATACATAAGCGTTTACGATTGCATCAGCAACAGATTTAGGTACAAAACGTGGCTCAACAGCTTTCTCAGCCATTGCCTCAAGTCGACCTTCCATTCTTGCGATTGCTTTTTCGATTTCTTGGCTCTTTACTTCAAGAGATTTGAAGCCTTCCAAGTCTGTTTTTAGGCTTTCAACCTCGCTTTTTGTAGCAGTTGCGCCCATTTTTTCGTCAAGTAGTCCATTAATTTTTTCAACTACTTGCTCAGGTGTTAAATTTTCCATTTGCTTTTGTTTTACTTTAACTTGTTTATAACTGTATTCCAATCAAACGACTCGATTACCTTTACCGGCTCACTAACTACCGAATGCTTTAAGTCAAGCGGTTCGTGTTTAGCAAGTGTAAGCAACTTAGCGTTCAAAAACTTTAATTTCATTTCCATTTCGTAAAGGCGTTCATCCGTTCCTTTACCATTTGTTAGTCCTTTGATCAATGCCTCAACCTCTTTTGCGATCTTATCAGCATATTCAACACGATTTTCAGACTTAATTACGTCTACAACCTCAGTCAATTCGTTAGCACCAAACGTTACAGCGCTACCTTCGTACAATTTTACCTCTGAAACCATCCAATAACCGCCTTTTTCCATTGATGAATCATCCATCCATTTGATCTTATCACCCATGTATTGGAATCCGATTGAATGCTCACGTATAATACCATCCTCATAGTCTAACCAAGCATCCTCGCCCTTAGATGATCGACCTAATTCACCCACTGCGAACAGTCCTTTATCATCCTCTTGTAGGCTCAACCATTTACCGATCTGTTGCTCCCAATCATGATGTCTAAGGAACGCGATTTTACGGTTAGATGTCGAATCAACACCTCTTTCTTGAATAGATTTAGCGAATGCACCGCGTTTGATCATGTCATTGTCCGAATCTATGTTATCGAACTTAGATAAGTAAACAGCGACTTGTCTATTTGCGCTGTCAACATCCTTTATATCCGATGCCGCTTTCGTTCTGTATAGGTTATAATCCTTCATTTGGAATAATTTGTGTTGTTGTTATCATCGCATTTGCTGTTACAGGATCATAGCCATAGTAGTTGATTAGAATACTAACCGCCGTGTTACGATCTAAACCAGCAGTAACAGCGTTGTTTAGGTTAATAATACCATCTAAACCTCCAACAGTACCCTTCAATTCTGTTTGTGCTTGTGCAAGTGCTGCCGCTTTTGCATCTTGCTGTGATGCTTGTTGTAATTCAATGCCGAAATCCATTGCATATTGTTCTTGTGTAATTACGCCATCACGTAAAAGTATGTTGTACGTTTCAGCCTTAGTTTTGTCCGCTGCTGCTTTGGTTTGTTCATCATCCTGAAGTACCGGCAAGTGAGAGAAATCCGCTTTAATCGAATAACCTTGTTCTTTTAAGCCTAATTGATGCGCAATAGTATCGTACATCTGTTGAGTTTCAGGGATAATTGTATCCGTATAAACCATACGAACGCTATCTTTTACGTTGCTGAATGTCGATCCTTTCTCATTTGAGAATAGGTTTACGTTCATTCCGTATGCGTCAATAATCGCCATTTTATCAGCGTTCAATTCCTCGAATAGTAGTAAGTCCTTTGTTGGATAACTCATCGGTGTCCAATTAACCTGGCTTTCGGTGATCAATAATTCATCCTTAGATCGGTTATACCAATCCTTTTGAATGGCTGTCTTTTCTTCAGGAGTCATTGGAATAGCACCACCCATGTCGCTTTTTTGCGCTGATAATATACCGATTGCGCCTATGTTTTCAAGTAGTACATTACGCTTATGATACGATGCTTTGATGTTTGACAATGGATATTTTAATGAATCTATACGTGAAATTGGTTTAAGGATGTTCATCCCATCTGCCGTTGTTAGATAGATCATATCATCAACCTCGATTATTTCCAACTTATCGTCATCATATCTGAACTTATAACGGTTGATCATGCCGCCTTCATCCATTTGTTTGAGCGTTTTACCTGATGTATCTAACTGTATGCGGTTAGATGGTAATGGAACAAGTAAGTTACGAATGTCAAAAGATCGCTTTGGACAGTAACCAAACGCGTTAGAATAGAGCGCATCGTTAACGCTAAATGAATATACAACATCCGACCAGGATTGAATTGGATTTGGCTGCTTGGCAAGATCAACGAACCAATGGTTTTCCACTACGTTACCATCAGCATCCAATAACACTGGTTTATTAGCAGCCATCATTGATGCGCGTTTGTCGATCACAGCGCGTAATTCAGGAATATCTAAGTAGTGCTGCCACGCGTTATTAGTATCAATCCATACGGCGTTTTTAACACCCCACATTTGATTCATTACGGGGAATATTCTATTCCATTGGTTGATGTACCTATCTTGTCGGTTTTGATCTATACCGAAAAAAGTCTCCCAGAAGTTCAGATTCATCTGATCATATGATTAGATTTTAATCAAAGTTACGATAAATTTTTAAACATAGATTGCAAAAATAAACTTAACCCTGCCAAACAATCAGGCGCATCGTCATGTTTGTTCTTGCCCTCCTTGCTAAATGAAAGCATATTTTCAATAAATGTAAGGCATTGCTGTTCTTCTTTTACTACAAATTGCATCCGTTGGCTAATGAATGCCGACTGCATTATGATACGTGTGATCTTGTTTGTGGTATTGGCTACTTGGAGAATCTTTGTTTTGGTTAGATTCTGTAAGTTACGTGCAAACATTGCACCCATGTTATTGGATTCAACCCTACAATATGATACGTTCCATTTGTTTAGTAACGCGGCGCATTGTGGTATAGTCAGATCGGTATTATCACGGTTGAATACATAATCTACAATGTACGTTTGGTTCTTAACTATTGCAGCGATAGCCATAGCAGTGTAATCCATTCCCGTATCGCTCACATCAATGTATGCCAGTGTACCTTCAACTTGGTTGGTGCTTATAAACTCGTCAAATTCCTTTTGATTGATGCGCTTGTAATCACTAAATAATCGACCTTCAATATCGATTGGTTGCTGTTGGTATTCGGCTAACCATATTTCCTTAGCAGTGCGCTTTTGTACTTGCTTGTATTCCTCAGTGGTCATTACAGCCTCGCAGAATGAGTTACCTTTATCATCTAATGCCGGTACGATTATGCTCTTATCGTATATGGTTTCATTTATACCTCGACCAATCACATCATTAACCGACCAACGCGTACCTATATCAATACGTGCGCATCCTGTTTCAAAACGTGAATCATGCGTTGATTCTTTCCATTGGATAATCCTATCATTAACCGTGTCGCTTAACGCATCCTCTATACCTCTATAAAGGTCATCCGTGATCGCAACATTACTCGCACCGAATCCGATGATCGTACCGCCTACACCAGCACCAAAGTAACCCACTTGCTTACTCTTATTGGTGTTCCAACCTTGCAAATTTGCTTTATCATCTGATAGGCTTACATCCGGGAATACGCGTTTAAATCGCTCATCCTTCAATATAGCGCGTACATCGTAACTAAATTTGAGAAATAGAGTAGCCGTACACGCGTTGCGCATGACTGACTTATCGGGATTCTTGCCTAATGTCCACGCGCAAAATAGTGATGTGATATAAGATTTACCCGCTCTCGGCGGTAATGATACGCTTAGACTCTTTATTTTCTTATCCTCAACCTCTTGAAAAGCCTCGCAAATGTCTTTAACAAAAGGTCTCGCGTGTACAAAATCGCAATCATAGTACCTACAAAAATGAAAGAAACTCCTTCTTGCGAGTTCTTGCCGAAGTAATTCCTTAGCCGCTTCCTTATGCTCATTGCTCATCATCTTTGAGTAGGTTAACAATATCGTCAGTTGATAGTTCGGATAGGTCTACCGTTGTGTGCTTTTGTTTAGTCTCCATGTACGAAGTTGCAAGGCGTTTGCGCTCCTCATCCGTTGTGATCAACTTCATAAGCCCCATTTGAAGTGTTGCGTTATCGCTTTCAAGCCATTTCTTGCGCATCTTTAACTTAACACTGACTCGATTCTCTTCAATCAACTCCTTTAATACGTTAAATTCGTTAGAATTGACTGGTATATGATCGTAAAATGTTG